ACCGGCACGGTTACATCGGCAACATGGGCGGGCAATTTGGTCTATGCGCAGAACCTCGCCAGTGAATTCCTCGAATTCTTGGTGCCGCAGACCTATCTCGGCCGCATTCCCGGGCTGACGCGGGTCCCATTTAACTCGCGTATCCCGCGTGAGAATTCGGTTATTACGGCACAGTGGGTCGGGGAAGGGGCGTCAAAACCAGTCGCCGCCGGAACGTTCGATACGGTCACGCTGACGTTTGCCAAAACGGCGTGCATCATGGGCGTGACTGATGAGCTGGCAAGGTTCTCAAGCCCATCGGTTGAAATGCTGGTGCGCGACAATCTCGCCAAGGGCATCGCCAAGTTCCTTGATGAGCAGTTCATCAAGCCGACGGTTACCGCGGTGACCAACGTGTCGCCGGCTTCGATCACCAATGGTGCCGATTCCGATGCAGCTTCCGGCACCGATATAACGGCGGTGATCCATGATATCCGACAAATCCTGTTCCACTTCCAGGAGTATAATATTCCGACCGATAACCTGACGCTGATCATGCAGCCGGTGCTGGCGACATCGATCGGCACCATGCTGACAACGTTGGGCGTGGTGGCGTTCCCGAATGTCAACGGCAATGGCGGCAATATTCTCGGCATCACGGTGCTGACCTCGAACAACTCGCCGGCCGGGCAAGTCACCGCAATTCATCCACCGTCGGTGTTTGTGGCGGATGAGGGCGGATTGCAGATCGATGTGTCGCGCGAGGCCTCGGTCGAACTGGATTCGGCGCCAGCGGCCGGCAACTACCACCTGGTCTCGGCATTCCAGAACAACTTGGTGTTTGTGCGTGCCGAGCGCTACATCACATGGCTGCGTGGTCGGGATAAAGGCGTGTTTTATCTCACCAATGCGGCTTATGGTGGCGCGGTGACCGGATGATGATGCGCGCGTTGAAGTCGTTCGAATACAACTCCCGCAAACTTGCGGCTGGTGAAATATTCGAGCCGCTTTCAGACGCGCATCGCATGGTATTGTCCGCGGCCAAACTGGCTGCGGAGAGTGATGATGCGGTGCCGAAGCAAAGGAAACAACGCTATCGGCACCGCAAACTCGAGGCCGAGAAAGGATGAAGATCCTCGGCTTCGAAGTTTCCGTGCGTAAGCAGTCGCCCTTGCTGCCGACCAACATCTATGACCGCGGCTGGTGGCCGATCGTGCGCGAGCCATTTGCTGGGGCATGGCAGCGCAATCAGCCGTTGAGCATGGAGAATCCGCTGCAGAACGCGACGTTGTATCGTTGCGTTGCCATGATTTCAGCCGATATCGCCAAGATGCGGCTCAAGCTGATGCAGCCGGTCGATCAGGTTTGGCAGGAGACAACGGCAAGCGCTTTCTCGACCGTCCTCAATAAGCCAAATCGCTATCAGACCCGCATTCAATTCTTTGAAAGCTGGATGATCTCCAAGCTGCGTGCCGGCAACGCTTACGTTCTCAAGGAACGTGATAATCGCAACGTCGTCAGCGCGCTGCACGTGCTCGATCCGAATCGCGTCAAGCCTATGGAGGCATTGGACGGATCGTTATTCTATGATCTCAACACCGATCACCTGGCTGGTATTACCGATGAACATGTCGTGATTCCGGCCAGCGAGATCATGCACGACCGCATCAATTGCCTGTTTCACAAGATGGTCGGCATGTCGCCGCTTTATTCTACGGCCGCGCCTGCGGCGCGCGGACTGTCGATTGAACAGTTTTCCGCAATGTTTTTCGGCAATGCGGCGCGACCTTCCGGCATCCTGACGGCGCCCGGCAACATCGATGAGGCCACTGCAGCACGGTTGGAGAACAACTGGCACAACAATTACACCGGCATCAATCAGGGCAAGGTGGCGATTCTGGGTAGCGGGCTGACCTGGAATCCACTGCAACAGAACGCCGTCGATAGCCAATTGATCGAGCAGCTCAAGCACAACAACGAAACGATCTGCACGGCATTCGGCATCCCGGCGTTCATGGTAGGGGCGAAAGATCCGCCAAATTATCAAAACGCTGAACTGCTTGATCTGCAATATTACAAGCAATGTCTGCAGTCTCTAATCGAGCACATCGAACTGATCTTGTCGGAAGGCCTTGGCTTGATCGGTGCCGGTTATCGCGCCGAATTCGATCTTACCGGCCTATTCCGCATGGACTCGCAGACGCAGATCACGGTGTTGGCCGAGGCCGTGAGCAAGGGCATCCTATCGCCCAATGAAGCGCGTAGAGTGCTCGGATATGTCGATGTGACCGGCGGCGAATCGCCAATGGCGCAACAGCAGATGTTTACCTTGCAGGCATTGGCCAACCGCGCCAATGCGCCGGCCTTGCCGGCTGCCCCGGCGCCAATGCCGAATCCAACAGCACCAGCACCAATCAATCAGCGCGCCTTGCTCGACGCGATCCGCAGGAGCCTAGGCCATGCAACTGCAGCTTGAGGATATGCTCGGGCGAGAAATAGCCGAGATCATCAAGGAGCACACCGCGTCAATTAAAATGCAATTCGATCAGCGCATCGCCGCGCTGGAGGCGCGTATGCCGCAAAAAGGCGACCGCGGCGAAATCGGACTGCAGGGTCCGCGCGGAGAAAAAGGCGATCGCGGCGACATCGGCTTGCGTGGCGAAGTTGGCATTCCCGGCAAGGACGGCAAGGACGGCAAGGACGGCAGGGATGGCCTGTCCATTCATGGCGAAAAGGGCGAGCCGGGACCGCCAGGTCCGCCGGGCCAAGACGGCAAGGATGGCGTCGGACCATCACGCGGGCGTTACCGCGGGCCATGGAAACACGATGATGATTTCCATCTCGACGACATGGTCTCCTGCGGTGGCAATGGTTGGGTCTGCATGATAGAGGGGGCAAAAGACAAGCCGGGCGACTCGAAGCAATGGCAATTGTTCGTCAGGAAGGGCAGCAACGGCAAGGACGGCGAACGAGGTCCGCCGGGTCCCATAGGCCCAACGGGCAAATATGAGCCATGAGGAAATCCCTTTTCACCATCATCGAGCCTACCTCGCCGGTCTATGACCTGACCACGGTCGATGCGGTGAATGCGGCGCTCGGCATCACCGGCAATACTGCCGACGATGCGATTATGGCGGAGAAGATCACGGCGATTTCCAAGATGATCGGAGAATTGTGCGATCGCTATTTCGCCATGCTGACGGTTTCGGAAAGCTTTCGCCTGTCGTTTTATGATCCGACACGCGGGATTAATCTGCGCCAGTTTCCGGTCAGCGAACTTAACTCGATCACGGTCGGCGGCAGCATAGCCGACCCTGCCGGCTACGAACTCGACAAGGAGGCTGGTCTGCTTTGGCTGGTGCCGGGCATGTGGTCATGGGCCTATTCGCCGGTCAATAGTCATTGGTCGGGCGAAGTGGTTGCGCAATACAGTGGTGGTTTTGACTTGCCCGACGACGCGCCGGTATTGCTGTCACAGGCGTGTATCGAGACTTTGCGATGGCAGCACTTCAGCGGCAATCGCGATCCGTCCATCCGTTCGACGACGCATGGCGATACGACCGTGACGTACGGGGATTATTACAATCGCTTCCGCTATGCGTCTGCAGGTAAGGGTGCTGCTGCTCCGGTCAGTTCAATTCTGCCGCCAAACGTCACTGAAATGATCCAGAATTACGCGAGGCTCAACGTTTGAGCTGGCGCGTCGAGCCGTTATGGAAAGGGGAAGTCGGATATATCGTTGGCGGCGGCACATCGTTGCTTGATCAAAACCTTGAGCTGATCAGGGACAAGAACGTCATCGCCATCAACAGCAGCTATCTTGCGGTGCCATGGGCGCAATACGTTGTGTTCGCGGACATGCGCTGGTTTCTGCATCATCGCAAGGCACTGATGAACTTTGGCGGCAAGATCGTCAGCTGCTCGACCTCGGCCAGCGGTCCGCCGCCGATCCTGACAATGATCCGCAAGACGACGCCGGGCCTGGCCACCGATACCCATACATTGATGGTGAAGAACACCACGCTCACAGCGGCGATGAATCTTGCAGTACATCTTGGCGTGGCGAAGATTGTCTTGCTCGGCATCGACCAGAAGGCCGGGCCGGATGGGAAAATACATCACCACCCTCCGCATCCATGGAAACCAACCGCCGATTGCTGGCGGCGGCAGCAGACCGACCTGCCGAAGGTTGCTGAAGACTTGACGCTGCTCAACATCGAATGCGTCAACGCCTCGCCGGGAAGCGCATTGACGACCTGGCCGATCGTGCGATTGGAAGACCATGTTGCTGCCGCCGATCCGATCGCAGCCATCGCTCGCGTCGCCTGACCGGCGGCTACACATCCTCGGCATGCAGGGTTTGGGAGATAATATCTATCAACGCGCGTTTATTCATGCGCTTTCTCGCCAGCGGGATATTTACCTGGAGACTTCATGGCCTGAATTCTATGCCGATCTGCCGATCAAATTTGTGCGGCCAACGGGCGGGTATTCGCGGTTGCGCACGCAGAACAAGAATGTCGCGCGAAGTCGTGTGACCTGGGCACCGCGCCCGACAACCATGCCGAGGGTGCGCAATACCTATCAGGCAGCATTTCAGGCCGGACGCTCGATTATCAACGGCATGGAGCAATCGTTCGGCATCAAGCTCGAGCCGCAGTTGTTCGGTCTACCGGCGTTGCCGCCGCCGCCGATAATTCGAACAGATAAGCCCCTGGCTTTCGTGCGGCCGATCACTGTCAGGAGTGAATGGCTCAACCCGGCGCGCAATCCGGAGCCGCAATATATTGCTGATATCGTCGAGGCATTACGGCCGACGCATCATATCGTTTGCGTGGCCGACGTTGCCCATGCCGCCGAGTGGTTCATTGGAGTACCGCCTAATGGCGACAGCGAGTTCATCCACGGCGAATTGCCGGCGATGGATATGCTGGCGCTGCTGGCGGGGTCCGACATCATTATCGGCGGCATGGGTTTCATCATCCCGGCGGCGCTCGCGCTTAAGAAGCATTGCTTTGTCGTGCTCGGCGGCCAGGGTGGACATAACGCACCAAGTCGCGTGCTCGATCCACGGCTTGACTGTTCGCGCATCGGCTTTGCCACCCCTAAGGACTTTTGCCAATGCACGAACATGCGGCACAACTGCAACAAGGCGATCCCCGACCTGATGCAACAGTTCTGCCGTTTCCTCGACCGACGCTTTACGACACCGTCG